CGAGATGCTCAGGAGTCTCGTGGGCTCGGAGATGTGTATAAGAGACAGGTCCTTGCCGGTGAAGTTTGCGGAGATATAGGGATACTTCGCCAGATCCTTGGCAATGTGCAGGAACTGATCCATGCCGTAATCGAACTCATGGTTGCCGGGAACGGCCGCATCGTACTTGAGGTAGTTCATGATGTCGACGATGTACTCGCCCTTGGAGAGCGTGCCGATCACGCCGCCCTGAACATGGTCGCCCGCGTCAACGAGCAGATCCGCGCTCTTGTGCAGCGTTGCGACCTTGGCATACTTCTCGTAGTCGCAGTGAACATCGTTGGTGTGCAGAATGGTGATGTCTTCCTTGGGGGCGGCGGCATTGACCGTCACGGCAAGGGAAAGGACCATCGCCATCGTCAGCAGCAGGGACAAAAACTTGCGCATAGCTTTTTTCCTCCTGAAAATTTTTGCCGGAGCGCTTGTCCGGATCGGGCGCACAGCTTCGGCAGGATATGTTTATTGTATCTTCTTTTCCGCTTTTTCACAAGCCGCATTCTCTCGCCATAATCACAGGGCGGGATTTAATATTAGATTGTGCAAAGGTCAACGGCCTTCGCACAGTCTAATTTTTTTATGTGGGGGTCCTGGTTATGAAGAAAATGACCGTTCGGAAAATGCTTGAAAATATCGTCGTGAAGACCGCTGGTCTGGACGTGAAGAAGTTCTACCTGGTGTCTATGGACGGCGAAGTCGTCACGGCTGACTTTGCGGTCGATTTGATCTGCAAGGTCGCGACGTGGAATGTCCTGTGGGAAGTCGAAATCGTGGCCGCGAAGCGTTACGAAGACGTCGTCACTGTAATCTACAACCCGGACGTTGAGCAGACCAACGGGGACCCCGACAAAAACCTTTGGTGACGCCGCCAAAGGAAAAGAAAGAAGGTGAAAACGTGGCAAGACAGTTCAAAACGATCGAGTTCGACGACCGAAAGACGATCGCTTCCATGTATGCGAACGGGGCGATCGCCGGCGAAATCGCCCAGAAAATCGGCGTGTCGCGAACCACCGTCTATACCGAGTTGAAGCGCGGCCAGGACGGCGTCACCCTGGACAAGAACTTCCGCCCGGCGTATGACCCGGAACTGGCCCAGAAGCGGGTCCAGGAGGGCCTTCGCCGCCGTGGACGAAAGAAGGAGGGAAATGCAAATGTCTGATACCTGTGGGCGCTGTGGCCGCCGATTGAAGGACCCGTTTTTCCGCGAAGTCGGTTACGGCCGGACGTGCGCCGCGAAACTGGGGATCACCCTTCCCCAGAAAAAGAAAAAGGGCAAGCGTACCGACGCGCGGGAAGAAAAGGCGGTGGGCGAATGAAGGAAATCGTGAGTCAGCCGACAAACGGTGTGATCTGTGAAGACGGGAAAATCGCGAAGAACGGCCTTCGTGTGATCTGCCCATTTTGTGGGGAAATCGGTCTATCCCAGGGACGCGGCGGAAGCGTGAATGTCTGGACGGTCGGCGCGATTGAACGCCGGGAATGTACGAAATGCCGGAAGCGGTTCCACACGATCGCCCTAACCGTACCGCCCGACATGACCCCGGAAGACTTCTATTCCGCCGTCAGGGCGCGCATGGAAGGAAGGTGACAGCCTTGAAGTGGACGATCACCACCCAGGAGCGAAACGCCCTGGTCGAAACACATCTGGGCTGTATCTGGTGGACCATCAACAAGAACCGGCGTCTGATCAGTGCCGCCGGCCTGGACGACGAAGACGTCTTCCAGCAGTTAGCGATCCGCATGATCCGCGCCGTCGAGAACTACGACCCGGACAAGGGAAAGGACCTGGAACAGCACATCTTCGCCCAACTGCAATATGAAGTCCTGAACTGCAAAGACGCGGCGAAACTGTACGGGATCAAGGGCGCGCCCTACGGAGCGCGGGACCTGACCGTTTCCCTGGACGCCCTGGTCGAAACCGGCGTTCAATTCTGCGGGGGGGGGCTTAAATGTCTAAGTTCAAAAACGTGTGCGGCGTGATCGCCTTCGTCCTGTTTTTCCTAATGCTGGGCGCGGTCGGAGCCATCGAACAGGACATAGTTCCCCTTTTCCCCGGAATGGTCCGCGTGTTCGCGCTTATGGCCTTGTGGGTCCTGTTCTGCAACCTGGCCGGCGCGTTCGACTATACCGAACCGGAAAGGAGGAAGCCGCGTGAAGTACGCCGCGAAGACCCTGTCGCCCGTACAGGTCGGACAAGTCGTCAAAGCCCTTGTCCTTCTGGGCGCGCGAAAAATTATCGTTGAAGAAGTAGAAAAGGACCGTTTCGTCGTCACCACAACAACCGAAACGGCCCATTCCAAAAAAGAACTAACTGCATTATAGCAGAGAAAGGAACGGTTTTCAATATGCCGAAACTGAACTTTTATGATACCGACGCCGTGAAGGCGTTCACCCTGGACGTACTGGTCGAAGGCGTCGAAACCCGCCGCGACCTTGACTTCGAGCGCCGCCAGAGTGCGGCCGCCTGGGAAACTGCCAGAGAGCAGAGAACCCGCGCCGACAAAGCAGACGCCGCAATCGCGGCCGCTATCTCCACCCTGTCGAACCTTCTTGAAGCCCGTCAAAATGGCGTCGAAGTCGGTTGGCGTGACGTTGACCGGGCCGTCGCTGACGCCCTGGACATTCTGAAAGGGGGCAAAGCGGAATGAACGTAAGCCTGTATGAAATCAGCGCCGACTTCCTGAAAGCCCTGGACGGCCTGGAAGTGGACGAAGAAACCGGCGAGATCATGAACTTCGACGCCGTGGAAGCACTGGACGCCCAGTTCGAGGACAAGGCCGAAAGCGTGGCCTGTTACATTAAGAACCTGTCAGCCTTCGTCGCTGACCTGAAAGCAGAGGAAGAAAACCTGTCGGCCCGCCGAAAGACCGTCGAACGCCGCGTTGACAGCGTGAAGAAGTACCTGTCTTCGTGCCTGGCGACTGTCGGGAAGGACAAGGTCGAAACCGCAAAGGCCCGGATCAGTTTCCGGAAGTCTATCCAGGTCCAGATCGACGACGAAGCGGCGCTTCCGGCTGACTACGTCACGACCACAGTGACCACAAAGCCGGACAAGACCGCGATCAAGAAAGCAATCCAGGCCGGCGAAGACGTGACCGGGGCTTCCCTGGTCGAGAACCGGAACATTCAGATCAAGTAAAGGGGGCGGGATCATGGCAGATAAGAAAACGACCACCCAGGCGGCCGAACAGGCCGCCCTGGACCCGCCAGCGGCCGTCAGGAACGACATTCCCCTTCTGACGGAAAAAGACATCGAATGTCGCGTTCAGAGCGTCAGCCGCGCGAAAACAGGCCGCGTCGGTGCTGTCCTGTTGCTTTACAAGGACGCCCGCGTCGATATGCGGATTCTTGACCAGGTCTTCGGCCCTGGGAACTGGCAACGAACCCATGAAGTGATCAACGGGAACCTGTTTTGTAATATCGACATCTGGGACGCAGAGAAGCGCGCCTGGGTCCGGAAACAGGACGTCGGCGTCGAGAGCAACACCGAGAAAGAAAAAGGCCAGGCGTCCGACGCCTTCAAGCGCGCCGGCTTCAACGTGGGGATCGGCCGCGAACTCTACACAGGCCCCTTCATCTATGTCGAACTGGCCGACAACGAGTTCTATTCCGAAGGCCAGAACGGACGGAAGGAAGTCCTGAAATGCTATTCGAACACCCGCTTCACCGTCACCCACGTCGCCTATAACGACCGCCGGGAGATTTGCGAACTGGTGATCGCGGACCGGAACGGAAACGTCCGGTTCGACATGAACAAGAGGGTCCAGGGACCGCCACAGACAGCCCAGGGCGGCCAGGGAACAACCACCCAGGGAAACACCCAGGGACAGGGCAAACAGGCCCCCGGGGGCCGCCAGGGCGCGCCAGCGGGTACACCAGCGCCCCAGGCAGAGAACGGGGCAGTCTGCCCGATCTGTGGGAAACCAATCACAAAGGCCGAACAGGACTATTCCGTCCGGAAATATGGTCGCGAAGCCTGTCGGACCTGTCAAAAAGCATTGTAAAAGGAGGTGGCAAACGTGCCGAGCCGCATAATCAAAGAATCAATCACTACCAGCGAATCGCTGTCGGAGGTGAGCGCGGACGCCGAGCGCCTTTTCTGGCGACTGGTGGTCAAGGCGGACGACTTCGGCCTGTACTACGGAAATCCGCGAATCCTGGCGTCCATGTGCTTCCCCCTGGACCCGCCGAAGGAACAGAAAATCCGGGCCTGGCTGTCTGAACTGGTCGCCGCCGGAATGGTCGGAACCTACACGGCCAGCGAGGACGGGAAGCAATACCTGAAACTTATGTCGTGGGACAAGCACCAGCAACAGAGAGCGAAGAAAAGCAAGTTCCCCCTTCCTGTTTCATTTGATAACACTTGCAATCAAAGGAAAGGAAATCAAATGAAATCAAAAGTCCCCGTAAACGAGAACGAAAACGTAAACGAGAACGAGGAACGAGAAACGGGAACGCGCCCAACCGGGGCGACGGGGACACCGCGCGGTTTTGATCGCTTCTGGGCTGTATATCCGCGCCGGGTCGGAAAACAGGACGCCCTGAAAGCCTGGGGCCAACTGAACCCGGACGACGACCTGGTCGAACTGATCGTCGCCGGCGTGGAACGCTGGAAGACCTGTGACCAGTGGACGAAGGACGGCGGATCGTTTATCTGCTACCCGGCCACGTTCATTCGCGGCCGCCGCTGGGAGGAAGACGACCGGCCTGACGTACCGTCCCAGCCCCCGAAGGGAGCCGTGCCGAAGAAGGACTATGGTGACGACGAAGACTTCCTGGAAGGACGGTGATCGCTATGAACGCAATCGGCGACGTTCTGGCCGGTATGGTCCAGAAAAGCCTTCAAAACCAGGAACCGGACGACTACTTCGACGACGAAGGCTTCCTGCGCTGTGGCAACTGCCACGAACGGAAGCAAATGGACGTCACCCTTCCGGCGGTCCCGTCCATCGGCCGGGACGCGAAGACGATCCGCGTCGGCTGTCTGTGCAAATGCGGCCAGGAAAAAGCCGACGCAGAGAAGGCCGACAGAGAGCGCCGGGAGTTTGAGCAACGAATGGACCGGCTTCGCCGCGACGGGATCACGGACCCGGCCTATTTGCAATACACCTTCGCCCAGGACGACCAGCGGAACCCAAAGGTCAGCGACGTCTGTCGCCGCTACGTCGAGAACTGGGAGGAAATGAAGGCCCAGAACATCGGGATTCTGTTCTATGGCGACGTCGGGACCGGGAAGTCCTTCCTGGCCTGTGCAATCGCGAACGCCCTTCTGGAACGGCTGGTCAGTGTCAGCGTGACCAACTTCCCGCGAATCCTGAACAGCCTTCAAGGGTCCTTTGACGACGAACGACAGAAGCGGATCGACCGCCTTCAACACTATTCCCTTCTGGTGATCGACGACCTGGGCGTCGAACGGGACACGTCCTATTCCGTCGAACAGGTCTACAACGTGGTCGACACCAGGGCAAGGTCCGGGAAGCCCGTGATCATCACGACAAACCTGTCCTTGAAGGACCTGGAAAACCCGCCTTCCCTGGCCTACAAGCGCATTTACGACCGGGTCCTGGAAATGTGTCCGATCCGCCTGAAAATGGTCGGAGCGTCCCGCAGAACAGCGAACGCCACCGACCGAAGGGACGCCGCCCGGCGAATCCTGGGCCTGACGAAAGGACAAGACCAATGAAGAAATATAAACTGACAATCCCCGGCCTGTTGCCGGGACTGAATGAGTACATCGACGCGGAACGGTCATACAAGGGCAAGTACAAGGCCGCTTCCATGAAGCGCCAGGCCCAGAACGTGATCGGCTACATGATCCGAACACAACTTCGGGGCGTCCGCTTCACCCGTCCTGTGGTGATCCGCTACCTGTGGGTCGAACCCAGCCGCCGCCGCGACAAGGACAATATCGCCTTTGCGAAAAAGTTCATTCAGGACGCCCTGGTCGAAACCGGCGTCCTTCGAAATGACGGCTGGTCGGAAATTGAAGGATTCAGCGACGACTTCGCCCTGGACCCGAAGAACCCGCGCGTCGAAGTCACGATCGAAGAATATGAGGGAGGAAAACAAAATGGCAGTAAGCGCAAAAATTAAGAACCTGGCCCCTGGGGCCTACTTCAACGCCGGCCCCGTGGAAGTGGTCGTCCTGGAACACTTCACCGACGGCCGAACCCTTCTGGCCGCGAAGGAGCCGATCGGGAACCGCCCCTTCACCGTCCGGCCATTCACCTATAACCGCATGGAGCCGGAGCCGGCCGCGAATAACTTCGCCTTCTCCACCCTTCGGTTCGACCTGAACGAAGACTTCCTGTCCACCCTGGACGACGCCGGCGTGATCCCGGCGAACAAGGTCCTGGAAGCCGAGTGGAGCCTGGCGGACCACGACGGAACGAACCGTTACGGCGTCGCCGTCTGCAAGGTCGCCATGTTGCCCGAACCCCTGGTCCGGAAGTATTACGACGCGGGCCTGTTGGAGATCGACGACTGGGAATGGACGATCACCCCGTACGCCGGCCACGCGGACCGCGTGCGGCTTGTCCATTCCGGCGGCAGTTTGAGCTACCCCCATGCGTACCGCGGCCGCCTCGGCGTTCGCCCGGCTTTTTTCGTGGACTCTGAAATCTGCCTGTCGCTGGATCAGGAGGAAATCGAACTGTCTGACGAAGCACTGTTGACCGGCTTCACGTCGAAGCAACTTGTGAACGAAGTCCTTCGCCGGATCGCCGCCGGAGAGGACAACGAAGACGAATGATCGGGTCCTGTGAGTTGAAGGCCAGAGTCGAAGAAAGCCTGGGAACCGTCCTGGACCCAGACTTCTTCGGCCAGGCCGAACAGTACGCCCGCCGAAAACTGGATATGTGCAACGAGCGCGCCGGCCGCATATACGGCGAAGACGGCTACGGCGACGAATACCTGGTCCTTCTGACCGCTGACACAGTCCGGGAAATGGCCTTTTCCGCCTGGTGTGAAATCAGGAACGCGGAGATCACGGCCGCCAGAGAAAAGGCGGTGGGCGCATGAGAAGAAGAAAACCGGCCCTTCCGAAGTGGAAATACGCCTTTTCCTGTCGGAACTGCCAGAACGTCCAGTTCATCAAGGACGACACCAAAGGGCGCGAAGGCGACTACTGCGTGAAGGCGGTCGAGAGGGCCGACGCCGGCCTTCCAGGCCCGATCCACGCAGATGAAGAAGATCGCGTCGTCCGCTGTGATTGCTACGAACCAATCCCGGAAGAAGGTGAACCGTCGTGATACCGTTTCCGGACAAGAAGTATTCCGTGATCTATGCCGACCCGCCCTGGTCCTATTCCGGCGGCGGGGCGAAACGAAACGTAACCAGACACTACCACACTATGAAGGCGAAGGACATTTATGACCTTCCGGTCCAGGACATAGCGGCGGACGACTGTCTTCTGTTCATGTGGGCCACATTCCCGAACCTGGAAGTCGCCCTGGAAACGATCCGGCGCTGGGGATTCCAGTATAAGACCGCCGCCTTCGTCTGGGTGAAGAGGAACAGGAAGTCCCCTGGCTGGTTCTGGGGCCTGGGGAACTGGACCAGAGCAAACCCGGAAGTCTGCCTTCTGGCGACAAAGGGAAAGCCGATCCGCGCGTCCCGGTCAGTCCACAGCATAATCGACGCCCCGATCGGACGCCACAGCGAAAAGCCAGCGGAAACCCGCGACCGGATCGCCGCACTTGCGGGGGGGGGGGCGCTATGATCGAACTATTTGCCAGACAGGCGGCCCCCGGCTGGGACGCCTGGGGCGACGAAGCGCCGCAGACAGAAAGAGAGGTAAACCATGAACATAACTGAACTGGTGGGCCGCGCCCACGATAACGCCGTGAAACACGGCTTCTGGGACCCGCCCCTGAACTTTGGGACCGCGATCGCCTTGATCCATTCCGAACTGTCCGAAGCCCTGGAAGAAGAACGCGCCGGCCGCGCCCTAGTCTGGTACAAATGCACCGCCGGAAACGGCGACGGGACAATCTGCAACCCGAAAAGGTGGATCGACTGCGACATGGGCGGGAAGGAAGATCGCTGTCCCTTCCGCCACAAAAAGCCCGAAGGCGTGGCCGTGGAACTGGCGGACGCTGTGATCCGGATCGCGGACCTGTGCGGCTATCTGGGAATCGACCTGGACACTGTCATTTCCGAGAAAATGGCCTATAACGAAACCCGCCCGTTCAAACACGGGAAGCGGTTTTGAAAGGTGGTGGCCCCATGAAGAAACTATCCACCGTCCTTCTGCTGGCCCTGGTGGCCCTGACCGCGTGTGCATGGACCGCAAAGGTAACCGGGACACAGCCGGCAGAGAGTAAGCCGACAGAGCCGCCGGCAGTCGCCGCCGTGGCCGTACAGCCGCCCGCCCCGGAACCTGAACCGAAAGAACCGGAATGGATCGAATACGAAGCGACCGCGTACTGTTCTTGCGAAAAGTGCTGTGGTTCCTGGGCACTGAACCGCCCGGACGGAATCGTCTACACGGCAAGCGGAGCCGTCGCCGAACAGGGCGTCACGATCGCGGCCGACTGGGACGTCCTTCCCCCTGGGACCGTCATCTACATAGACGGCCTGGGCGAACGAGTGGTCCAGGATCGCGGCGGAGCCATAAAGGGGAACGCCGTCGACATCTACTTCGAAGACCACGACGAAGCCCTGGTCTTCGGCCGCCAGGCAGTCTGCCTATATATTATTGAAGAACGGAGGGAACAGTCGTGACGAACACAATCCCGAAACGCGGCGACGTCTTCTTTTGCCAGGGAAGCCCGGGCGCCATCGGAAGCGAGGAAAGAAAAACACGGCCAGTCGTGATCATTCAGAACGACGCCGGGAACGCGAGTTCCCCGACGGTGATCGTCGCCAACATGACGACCAACACGTCCCGCCGGCTGTACCCAATGCAATTCGACATTGACCTTCCCGGACATTCGCCGTCCCGTGTCCAGTGTGAGCAGATCAGGACGGTCGACAAGTGCCGCCTTCGTGAACGGATTTACACACTGACCGGCGAAGAACTCCGAAAACTGGACGACTGCCTGGCCGTGTCTTTTGGAATGACCCGCCAGGCGGCCCAGGAAGCCGCCCACAGCGCGCCAGAAGCCCAGGACGACATATTCCACGAACTAACCAGAAACGGCCTGTCCGTGGCCGTCTGCCCGCTTCCTGTGCTGAACCAGGTGAATATAACCATAACCGACGGGAAAACGGTCAGCATGACACGGAACGTCGCACCGGCCGGCGGGATCGTGTCCGAACTTCTGGATATGAAGGACACGCTGAAAGAGGTGACGCCGTGAGCAGAAGCGAAGAAGCCGCGAAGAAGTGGGCCGAAGCCCTGGACATACCCGAAGACCAGGCCCTTCCCTGTGTGGTGGCGTTCGCTTGCCTTCGCTATCATGGGAAATCATTTGTCCGCAAACTGGCAAACGGGACCGGGCCGATCACGACCTGGCAATCATTGAAAATCGGCGTGGCCTTGTTCCTATGGGGCCGCGCCCAGAAGAAAGACCCCTGGGGCGAACTGTACCGGATCACGAAGTTCGCCCAAGCATGGAAGGAAGGTGATTCTATATGAACGACGTGAAACTGTCCGGACGCCTGACGCGCGATCCGGAGTTGAAGCAAACGCCGAACGGCGTCCCTGTGGCAACCTTCGCCCTGGCCGTCGACCGAAAGTTCAACCGCGAGGAAGCGGACTTCATACCCGTCACGACCTGGCGGAAGACTGCGGAGTTCGTCGCGAAGTATTTCCGCAAAGGCCAGCGCGTGATTATCGCGTCCGGCCGGATCAGGGTCGACCCCTACACTGACAAGGACGGGAACAAAAGAACCCGCTTCGAAGTGGTGGCCGACGAAGTCGAGTTCGCGGAATCCCACCGCGCCGCAGAGGATCAGCCGGCCGGGAGCCTGGCCGCCGGTTACATGGAGAACGAGGGCTTCGCAGAGATTGACGGGGAAGACGGTGAACTTCCCTTCTGACGCCCGCAGGAAAGAAGGTGAACGGCATGGACGCCAAAGAAAAGAAAGACCGCGCGGACCAGACGGCCCGCCGCGTCTACGACATATTGAAGAACCACGACCAGGAAATGTCGACTATTGAAGCGCAGATCGACGCAGAGCGTGCCGCCCTGGAAGAAGACCTGGAAGCAATCAGGGCCAGAGCCTACCCGCGCGGCGTCCGATATGATACGCCCCGCGTCCAGTCGTCCCCCGACCCTGACGGCCTTCTGGTAAAGGTGGCCGACGCGATCCAGCGCCGGACCGCCAGAACAAAGAGAGCGACCGACGCCCTGGAAGAACGACAACGCCAGATTGAAAACGTACACGAAGCGATCCTGACAATGGACGCGAAGTCGAAGATCATTCTTCTGACCCTGTACTATCCGCGCCGGACATACGCCCAGGCCGCCGAACTTCTGGACATGGACGTTTCCACCGTCAGCCGCCAGAGGAAAACGGCCGTCGACCGCCTGGTCCGGAAATATATCCGCCTTCACGGGAATATCGAATGAACCTTCCCGCCGGCGGAAAACTTTTTGCACATGATTGCACATCTTTGCATAAGTCTGCACATACTTGCACTTGTAACGGCTATAAGAGTGTGCGAAAATGCTACAAGGGAACCTTGCCCAGTTCCCGACCTCCTTTTTTATAGGGCGCAGAAAGGAACGTCTTCACAGGCGTTCCTTTTCTGTTGCCCGAAAAGGAATGGACACCCACAGAAAGGACGGTGAAGAATCGTGGGAAAACTGACGAAGAAGAATGAAGTCTTCTGTGACGAATACCTGATCGACCTGAACGCGACCCAGGCCGCGATCCGCGCCGGATATTCCGTGGAATCTGCGGGGAGTATCGGAAGTGAATTGCTGAAAAAACCTGAAATCCGCGCGCGCATAGACCGCGCTATGGCCGAAAGGTCGAAGCGAACCGGGATCAACGCCGACCGGGTCCTGTTGGAACTGGGGAAAATCGCCTTCGTGAACGCGATCGACGTGATCAACATGACCGACGCGACAGTCCTGACTGACGCTTCCCGCGACGACACGGCCGCGATCGCTTCCGTGAAGGTGAAAGTGATCCCCGGAGAAGACGGCGACGGCGTGGAACGGGAAGTCCGCCTGGCGGACAAGTTGAAGGCCCTGGAACTGTGCGGAAAGCACCTGGGAATGTTCAAGGACAGCCCGGACAGCACCGCCCCCGTGACGGTGGTGATCAATTATGACTACGGCCCAGACAGTTGAGTTCAGGGCGTCGGCCCAGTTTAACCCGGTCTTCCGCCCTGTCAACGAATGGCGCGGCCGCTACCGCATTTTGAAGGGGTCCGCCGGTTCCGGGAAGTCTGTGAATATCGCCCAGGACTACATAGCGAAACTGTCCGATCCGGCATACCAGGGCGCGAACCTGGTCGTCGTCCGGAAGATTGAAGAAACGAACCGTGACAGCACCTTCGCAGAGTTACAGGCGGCGATCTATCGAATGTTCGGCCCCTATGCCGACCGCTTCTGGAAGGTCAACCTGAACCCCCTTGCCCTGGAATGTAAGATCACCGGGAACCGGATTATCTTCCGGGGCGTCAAGGACCAGCGCCAGCGTGAGAAGATCAAGTCCATCACCTTCAAGAACGGGAAACTGGTCTGGATATGGTGTGAGGAAGCGACAGAACTTCTTCCGGAAGACGTCGACATTCTGGACGACCGTCTTCGTGGCAACCTGGACGACCTGAACCCGAATCTGTATTATCAGATCACAATGACCTTCAACCCGGTCAGCGCGACGCACTGGATCAAGGCCCGCTACTTCGACAAGTCCGATCCGGACGTTCTGACCCACCATTCGACATACAGGACAAACCGGTTCATAGACCCGGCCTATTCCCGCCGCATGGAGCGACGCAAGGAAGAAGACCCGGACGGCTACCGCGTGTATGGCCTGGGTGAATGGGGCGAACTGGGCGGCCTGATCCTGACGAACTTCGAAGTCCACAACTTCCCTACCGGGCGCGACTACTTCGACGGCTTTTATTACGGACAGGACTTCGGCTTCAACCATGCCGACGCGATCCTGGGTGTCGGCTGGAAGGACGGCGAAATCTACGTCACTTCGGAAATATATGTCTTCGAGAAGGACACCGAAGAAATTATCAGCCTGGCCCGTCAGGCAAAGATTGACCCGCGTGTTGAAATGTTCTGCGATTCTGCGGAGCCGGACCGGATCAGGACATGGCAGAAGGCCGGCTTCCGCGCCTATCCCGTGAAAAAGGAGCCTGGGAGCGTGAAGGCCCAGATCGACTTCCTGAAAGGCCGAAAGATACACATACACCCTTCCTGTGTGAATGTTCTGAAAGAAGTTCAACAGTGGAAGTGGAAAAAGGACCCGACCACGGGCCTTTATATCGACGAACCTGTCGAGTTCATGGACGACGCTATGGCGGCCCTTCGCTATGGCGTGGAGCGTCCGCGACGCGGTTCGTCTATCGAAGTTTTGAAGTGAGGTGGAGGAAATGGAACTGTCTGTCATGGACCGGGTCAACCTGATCCTGTCCGACCCTGAAAAAGCGACTATGACCCTGGCCCAGATCGTCAGTGAGGAAATCCGGGAGTTCAAGAAGTCCGAACAATATCAAATCATACTGGAAGCCGAATCGTATTACAGGAACAGGTCTTCCGTCCAGAAGAAGACGGTCGACGTCGCCAACCGATCGAACGCGAAGATCGAACGGCCTATCCTGAAAAAACTGGTGGACCAGAAGGCGAACTACCTTCTGTCGAAGCCCTGGACTGTGGACACCGAAAGCGGAGAATATGGCGAAGCCCTGAACAAAGTCTTTGACCAGACCTTCCGCCGGAAGATCAAGAGCCTGGGGAAAGGCGCGGTCAAGTCCGGGATCGCCTGGATTCAGCCCTACTTCGACGACGCCGGCGAACTGGCCTTCATGCGTGTCCCGTCGACCGAAGTCGTTCCCCTGTGGCGCGACTCCGAACGAACGAAACTGGACGCCTTCATTCGCTTCTATGACCAGATCATTTATGTCGGGACCAGGAAGCACACGATCACACACGCCGAATTTTGGTGGACCGGCGGCGTTCGCTACTTCAAGACGGACGCCTTCGGCGGGACCGGGGCCGGCGACTTCTACGTCGACAAGGAACACGGGACCGAGGAAAACGACTGGACTGAACCACACTTCACCGTCGCCGGGAAGCCCTACAACTGGGAAGAAGTTCCGATCGCCTGGTTGAAGTACAACGAAGAAGAACTTCCCCTGTGCTACTTCATAAAGGACCTGATCGACGACATCAACTGGCAAAACAGCGTGACGGCCGACGTCCTTCGTGACGTGGCGAAGTTCATTTATATCCTGAAAAACTACGGCGGAACCGATCTGGCGGAGTTCTTGAAGGACTTGAAGGAACACATGGCGATCAAGGTCACTTCCGACGGCGGCGTGGATAAGTTACAGGCAGACCTGAACATTGACGCTGTCATGGCCTTCCTGGACAATGAGCGCCGGGACATTTACGACTTCGCGGCCGGCGTGGACACGAAGGACCCGGAACTGGGGAACGCCAGCGGATCGGCGATCAACTTCCGATATATGGACCTGGACGCCGACTGTGATTCCCTGGGAACCGAACTGAAAGACACCTTCCACCGCCTGAAACTGTTCATTGACGTCTACTTCCAGATCACCGGACAGGGCGACTTCACGAACGAGGACTTCGACATAGTCTTCAACATGGACCTTCCGGTCAATGAAACGGACATCATCAACAACGCCCGAACCAGTGACGGCCTGATCTCCAAACGGACGATCCTTCAAAATCACCCCTGGGTGACGGACGTCGACGAAGAACTGGCCCAACTGGATAGCGAAAAGAAGGCCGCTATGGCGGAGTTCGGGGAAGGTCTATTCGACGACACCCTGGGAGCCGGAAACGTCCCACAGACGGCCCAGAAGGGCGAGGAAGGGGCCGCTGGAAAGGCTGGTGGCCTGAATGATACGGAATAAGGAATACTGGATCGCCCGCGCCCTTCAACGTGAGAACGAAGCCTATCTTCGCGGCGTCGAGTTAACGGCGAAAATGTTCCAGGAATACGACCGGGCCGCGAAAGCGATCCGGCGCGACATAGGCGACTTCTATTCGAAGTACGCCGGGAAGTATGGCCTGACATACGATCAGGCCGTCCGCCTTCTGACCAGGAAGGAGTTCCAGGAATGGAAGGCGACCCTGGGCGAATATATCACCAGGATCGCGGCGGAGCCTGACCCCCGCGTCAAGGCCCTTCTGACGGCCCAACTGGACGCCCTGTCCACGAACAGCCGTATTTCCCGCCTGGAAGCCCTTCTGGGACAAATCGACCTGAAACTTAATGAACTGTGGGAAACCGGCGTGTCCCAGATGAAGGCGGAGTTCGGCGAAACCTTCCGGGAAGGCTACTACAAGAAGGTCTATGACATTCAGTCCCGCGCCGGCTTTATCCATGAGTTCGCCAAACTGGACGAAAGCGTCGTTGAAAACGTTCTGTCCTATCCCTGGTCCGGGGCTATGTTCTCCGATCGCCTGTGGAGGAACAAACAGGCGCTTCTGTTCCATGTCCGGGAAACCATCACGCAAGGCGTCATGCAAGGAAAGAGCGTGGCGACCATGTCGAAGGAACTGTCCGCCAAAATGGGCCAGTCCTACAAGGCCGCCGAACGGCTGATCCGGACCGAAACAACGCATTTCCACAGCGAAGCGGACAAGGCGGCCTATAATGCCGCCGGCGTGGATCAGTACGAATATATCGCCACCCATGACGCGCGGACCTGTGAAACGTGCGCGGCCCTGGACGGGAAACACTTCAAGTTGAAGGACGCCCAGGCCGGCGTGAACTACCCACCTATGCACCCGAACGACCGTTGTACCACAGTCGAATATGACCCGGACGACGCCCTGGACTGGTACAATTCCGGCCAGCCTATGCCGGAAAATATGACATACGAAGACTGGTACAGACAGCAAGTCGACGCCCACGGCCCCGGCTATGTTGAAAAGGAACGCCAGAAGTCGTATAATCAGGGCAAGGATGCGGAGCAGTTCGGCCGGTATTCCGAACGCCTGGGCGCTGACGCGCCGTCCGACCTTGACGCCTTCCAGGAAATGAAGTACACAGACCCGGACGCCTGGTCCAATCTGAAATCCTTCTATTCCTACAAGGGGCGCGTCCCGGAAGCCACCAAGGCGGACTTCAACGTCTACAACCGGATCAAGGCGACCGGATTCCGGGGGACAATTCGCGTCCCGCCGGCGGCGATTGACCCTTCGACCCTTGCCTTCGTGGACGCCCACGGAAGCCACCACGGCGTCACACTTGAACAGGCGAAGGAGTATGTCAGAACAGCCCGGTTCAGCGTCACAAGGCGGCGCTGGGACGGCGTAAAGACGAATTATTATTCCCCGACTGGGGCGACCTATGTCAACGAAGAAGGGAAGATCAACACTTCCTTCGCCCGGTCTGACTTTGACCAGAGCGTCGAAAAGGCTATGGAGGTATTCGAAGAATGAAGAAGACTGTAAACTGTCCCGTCACCGGGAAGCAGATTGACGGCGATTCCTGTTACTGTGTCGTCCTGGTGGTCGACGGAGAAGCGCCAGAACAGGCCCTTCCCCCCGGCGTCACCCTGACAGACGACGCCCGGAAGGCTTGCCTGGCTTGCCAGTATCACGAAGACGAACAGTAACACACGAAGTCACATGAAATCAGATGAAAACGCCCTACGGGGCGTTTTTTTATACCCATTTCAGGAAATCACCCGCCTTCCGGCGGGTCTTTTCATATCCAGCCGCACCTGCCCGGCGACCAGGCGGGACCGCAAAGCGTGTGGAAGTCACGGTAAAGACAGCGGAGAAAGGAGCAAACCATGATCACAGAGAGCGTCAAAACCATTCTGGGGGCCGACCTGTCGAACCAGGTCGAAGCGGCCTTGAAGGGCAAGGGCAAGGACGGAAAGGACGTGGACCTGGTCGTCGGTAACGACGGAACCTTCGTCCCGGCCGATAAGTACAACGGAGCCAACAGCGGAAAGACCAGCGCAGAAAATGCGCTGAAAGCCGCCGCCGAAGCATTGAAGGCGATCGGCGGGTCCGGCGATCCGGCGAAGATCGCGGACGACGTCAAGACCGCCCAGACCACGCTTGAAACCCTTCGAACCAACCACCAGAAAGAGATCACGAAGATTCAGAAGAACACGGCCCTTCGAATGGCCCTGGCGAACCAGGCCCACGACCCGGCCGACATTATTTCCCTTCTGGACCTGGACAAGATCGAGGTCGACGCCGCCGGGACGCTGAAAACTGACCTTGACGGCCTTCTGAAACCCTTGAAGGAGTCGAAGGCGTACCTGTTCAAGAGCCAGGACCCGGCGAACCCCGACATTAAGGGCGCGAAGCCCGCTGACCCCGGCGCGCGCCAGGAGCCGGCCGCAAAGGTCGACGGCCCTGTCGTGATCTAACCTACCAACCAGCCAACAATGAAAGGAATGATATTTTATGGCAAGAACGAAAGCGATCAGCCTGATCCAGACCGGTTCTACTAAGGTCGAACTGTCCGAACTGTCCGGCCTGGTGATCAGCAACATTCAGAAGGAAACCCTGGCGGCCGGCTTGAAGTCCCAGTCCTACACCGGCAACCCCGCGACTGGTTCTGTTGAGTATAAGCGATTCAAGAACAGCGCGTCCCAGGCATACGGAACCGCCAGAACCGCCGGAAAGGGCGCGGCGATCACCGTCCCCCCTACTACCGTGAACCTGGACATTCACCGCGAGATCGTGGAGGAAGCCGCAAAGTTCGACCTGGACACCTTCGGCGTCGGAAACATCATGGCCCGTCGCGCCGACAACCACGTCGACACCGTGGCCGCCGAACTGGACGCCGACTTCTTCGCAAAGGCGAAGACCGCCGGAACCAAACTGACCGCGAAGGGAACCACCGTCGAAGACCAGTTGGAAGAACTGATCCAGGCGGTCGAAACCGTGAAGAACGACTATGTTCGCGGCGTACCCCGCAACCTGATCCGTCTGGTTCTGGACCCCGTCATGTACGGCCGCGCCAGAAACTATCTGGATAAGGGAACCAACAACGCGAACGTTGACACCGCCGCCGAGGACTTCCGTATGTTCCACGGCGTCCGCGTCTATTCTTCCATCAACCTTCCTGTCGCCCCCGGAACCACCGCAACCCGCGCCCTGTGCATGGTTGACGGTGCTATGGCCCAGCCTGTCGTTATGTACCCCTACGCAGAGCCGGAGAAGATTCCCCTGTCCAACGACTACGGCGTGTCCATGTTCTACGACTACGGCACGAAGGCCCTGACCCCTGACCTGATCTTCTATATCGAAGAATCCCTGACCTAATCTGGAAGGAGCGTGACCGACATGAAGTTCAGAATCAACACAACCGGGTCGATCGTCGAGCCTAACGACGAAACCGTCCTGGAACAGATGAAGAACAGCCCCTTCTATACCGCGATCCCTGACGTCGAGCCTGACGCCCAGGAAGGCGACAACGAAGGCGTGAAGCCCCTGTCCAAGATGAACAAGGACGAACTTCTGGCGGCCGCCCAGGCCGCCGGTATCGACGTTCCTGACGGTTCCACAAAGGCGGAGATCGTCGAGTTGATCCAGGCCGCCGGCGTATAACCGAAGCGGCCGGCGAAAGGTGGTGGAAACGTGCTTCAACAGATTTTGTCTTCCCTGGACGGCCTGACAGCCCTTGAACAGAAGGAAGTCCTTCGCGTTCTTATGTCGAAGGAAGACCGGCTGGCAAAAGTCAAGGCCCTTCTGGGGATCAACGGGACGGACCAGGACGAAGTTCTTCTGTTCGTCGTTCAGACGGTGGAAGACCTGGTCCTGTCCTACATCAATCAGGACACGCTTCCCGCCCCGCTGGAAAACGCCCTGATCGTCATGTGTGTCAGTTACTACAAGGCCGCCGGCCTGGGAACCACCCAGGCGGCCGTCGGCCCGGTCGCGTCCGTGAAGCGTGGTGACGTCACAACGTCCTTCGCCAATGCTTCCGGCGCTTCCGGATCGGCGTCGACCTTTAATCTGGGCGCTGACGGTCAGGACTTCTTCGGCTGGCGAACGGTCCTGAACGAATACCGGAAAGTAAGGTGGTGATCGTATGTTCGGAAACCCCGCCGCAGAGCGCGCGGCGATCGAAATGACCTACGAAGACACCGCCACAATCAGCCGGACGGAACCCGCGACGGGGGCGAACCACATCACAAGGGCCGTCCCCGCTGTGAAATACTCTGAAATCATTTGCGCGCTGTCGTATTCAGGAAGTGACAAAAGCCAGCAGACGGACGCACAGAACGAAGTCGACTATGACGCCGTTATCTTTGCCGCGCCCGACCTTCTTGTCCTTCCTGGCGACAGTATATCCCTGAAACGGTTCGGCCGTGAGGACCCGAACAGCCGGCGTCTTCTGGCGTTCCAGGTCGTCGGCCGCCCGGCCGTCTATGCGACCCACCAGGAGATCAAAGTGAAGGACGGTGATCTGGCTTGACCCTGAACAATTTTATCGAAGCGATCGCCGGGAAACTGGCTGGCGTATGGCCTGACCGGAAGGTCTATGTCGACGAAATCCCGAAGGACGCCGACGGCCAGTTCTTCGTCGGCATCATCGAATCGGGCCAGGAAGCCCACCTGGACCGCCGCCGGAAAAGGTCGATCCAGATCGAAGTCCTGTACTTCCTGAAATCGAAGGAGAATATGGAGTTCAACGCCTGGGCCGAAGAAATGTCTGTCTCTTATACACATCTCCGA